AGCCTTACAAATAAAACAAAATATATCTTTCATTTTTTGTGCTCCTTTAAAACAATTATATTGTCTTTCTTTAAACTTTTCATATATTGTTTTGCAACGTCAAGTCTTAATCCAGATACTTTGCTTAATCTATAAGCAGCTTCATCAAGAGTAAGACCGCCTTTTTTATAATCATCAAAGATTTTTAGGTACTTAGCTTTAACCATTCTCTTGCCTTCTCTCCTAATACTTTTGCACTAAGGTTAATTTTGTTACGCAATGACTTAACTATTTTGCCATCAATTGTACCATCAGTAATTAAATCAATATATGTAACGGGATTATGTTGCCCGATTCGATGACATCGATCTTCTGATTGGATCCGAGTTTCAAGGTTAAAGTCATTAGCATAATAGATAACAGTGTTCGCTTCGGTTAATGTAATACCACGTCCCGCTGTTTGAGGATTACCTACAAAGAAACGAACTGATGACTTTGGATCCTGGAATAACTTTATATTCTCTTGTCTTTCATTATCTGAAGTATCTCCAAAGAAAGATACAGCAACCTTTTTAAATTGACTGCCAAATGTTTTGTTAAGCTTTTCTGTAATTGTAATCACATCGTATCTAAAACGTGACCATATAATAACTTTACCTGATGCCTCCTCACAAATTTCTACCAGGGCATCAAGTCTTCTTGTTGGAAACTTAATAAGATCTCCATCATCACTTCGCAAGTGGCCAGATAATATCTGTTGTAATCTTAATAGTTGGGTAGCTACCATATTAGCACTAACCATATCTTTATCAATCATAAGAATAGATTTCTTTCTGATCTCTTCATACATTCTAATTTGATCTGGGTTCATACTGACAGATCTTGAAGTGTAAATCTTTTCTGGTAAGTCAAGACAATCCTTCTTCAAGACTCTATCACTAAAATCATCTATCTTCCTGGTAAGCTCATCTATATTTCTATAACCTAAAACTTGATTAAAACTAATTGTTCCCATATTTTTTCTATGCATAACGGCATAACGAGCCTGGAAAGGATAATAAGAATCATAACCTAATATCTTTTCTCCAAGAAATTCACATTGTGAATAAAGATCCAAGGGTGAATTAGCTACGGGACTACCCGTTAGTATTCTTTTATATTGAAAATATTTTGACATATTAATTAATGTCTTTGTTCTTTTTGCCTTATGGTTTTTTATTGTGGTCGATTCATCGACAGTAATCATTCCTCTGCTGCCATACCCGTTTGACGTTAACCAATCAGCAACTTTTTTACCTCGTAAACTTGAGAATGCCTCTACATTAATTACAAATATAACTAATGGCTCGTAAGAAGGATCTTCCTTCATCTTTACAAGTATCTCTTTATCTGCCTGGGATAGTTTAGTTTTCCAAACAATCACTTCTCTTTTGATTCTGTCTGGCATATGCTCTGGTATTTCTTTCTCAGACCAATTTCGATAAACACCTTTGGGCGCAATCACAACAGCAAAATTAATTCTATCTTGCTCATATAGGATAGACATATTATCAATTAGAACTTTTGATTTACCCGTCCCCATCTCCATGAACAAAGCAAATATTTTTTTATCCCAACACTTTTCCAGGCAGTCCTGTTGATGCTTATATGGTTTTGTTTTATATTTGTACTTGACTTTCATTTCAATACCTCCTATGTATGTATATAGGCACCTATATATTTGTGTCAAGGGAATAATCCCACAACAATCGTTTTAAGAAACCTGAAGAGGAGATACTTATGAAAAAAAACGAAATCTTAGATGATGAATTGTTTATCGACAAGGAAGCTTTTGCTGATATGTCAGACGAAAAAGGCAAGACATTATCAAATTCAATAAAACGTCTTGGTAATATCATTGAACAAATTGATGATGCTGAGAAACATTTAAAAGTTCTAAAGACTGAAAAGCGAAGGCTTGAGTTTGAAGCTATTCCAGAGATCATGGATGAGATGGGCATAGAAAGAGTTGATGTAGATGATGCAACTGTTTCTTTAAAAGCTTTTGTCTCTGCAAGTATACCTGTTGATCGAAGACAAGAAGCTTTCAATTGGTTGAGAGAAAGAAACCTTGATGACATTATTAAGAACGATGTGATCATTCCATTTGGACGTGGACAAGATAATATTGCTGGAGATCTTATGGTAGAACTTGAGCAAAAAGGTTTGCATCCAGAGAGCAAGACACACATTCATAGTATGACATTGAAAAGTTTTATACGAGAACGTGTTGAGAAAGGTCTAGAAACAGATCTTGATTTATTCGGTGCTTTTGTAGCACGAACTGCTGAAATAAAACCAAAAAGGAGGAAATAAAAATGGCAGATGTAACTAAAAAATCAAATACAGATGTATCTAATATATTAGATGACATACTTGAGACTGCAGGCGAAGGTGTAAATTATGAAACATCCGAACTGCAAATACCTTTCATAAGAGTTATTCAAGCTTTATCTCCACAGATAAAAAAGAATGATGCTGCGTTTATTAAAGGTGCTGAACAAGGAGACTTGTTTAATACAGTAACGGGCGAACTTTGGAAAGGCGAAGAAGGTATAAATGTTATTCCTTGTTACCAGGAGACAAAACATTTGGAATTTACACCGAGAGATCAAGGCGGTGGATTTGTAGGAGAACTTCCTGCAAGTGATCCAAACATCGTAAAGACCACGAGACAAGGTGCGAAGGAAACATTACCAAGTGGCAATGAGCTAGTTAAATCTGATCAGCATTACTGTATGATCTTAAACAAGGATGGGAGCGCTCAACCTGCTATTGTAGATATGAAGTCTACCCAACTTAAAATAAGTAGACGTTGGAAAACTCAAATCACAATGCAGAAAGTACCAGATAAAAATGGTGTAATGAGAACTCCTGCTTTGTTTGCTACCATATGGAATCTTAAAACTGTTGAAGAAAGCAATGACATGGGTAATTGGTATAACTACGCAGTTGAAAAAGTTGAACTTGTTAAAGATAAAAATTTATTTACTGATGCAAAGAACTTTAGAACTTCAGTTGAAAGTGGCGCTGCCAAAGCTGTACCAGAAGAAGTAGCTAGTCATGACGAGGATGAAGCACCCTTCTAATGTCTCTAACAAAACAATTCATGGCAGTGTTCGAGGGATCGAGCACTGCACATGGTCAGACTAAATTAGGGACACAAAGAAGAGATGGTAAGACAGAGGCTAAAAGTTTCATTGTTAAAGAAGTTTTAAACGAAGAACTTATTGACAACCATTTTAAAGGATCCCTAGGTGTTGGTGCTATTCCCATCAACAATAGTAACATGTGTAAGTTTGGTGCTATTGACATTGATGAATACCCAATTGACCATGCAGAAATATTAAAAAAGATTAAGAAGTTTAAACTTCCTATTATCTTATGCAGATCTAAGTCTGGAGGAGCTCATCTCTTTTTGTTTATGAAAGATTGGGTTGCTGCTGTAGATTTGCGTGAGTATCTGACTGAAATCGCTGCGGGACTAGGACATTCTGGTTCAGAGATATTTCCAAAGCAGGATCAGATATTGGCAGAACGAGGTGACGTTGGTAATTTTATAAACCTTCCATACTTTGATACCAAAAGAACGATGCGGTATGCTATGGATGATAATGCTAAAGAACTATCAGTTGAGCAGTTTCTAGCGAAGGTTGAGAAATATAAAACTACATTAGATAAGTTACAGAAAATAAATTTTAATTCGCAGAAGAACAGTTTCTCTGATGCGCCACCATGTGTCCAAGGGTTTTTAAATAGAGGAGTGCCCCAAGGTGCGAGGAACACAGTTCTATTTAATGTTTGCACTTACTGTAAGAAGAAGAGTCCAGACTCCTGGCAGTCGATGTTTGATGAGATTAATCAGAAATATTCATCTCCGCCCTTACCTTCAACAGAAGTTGTTGCAATACAAAAACAGCACGAGAAAAAAGACTATCAGTATCAATGCGGTGTTGAGCCGTTGAAGAGTCATTGTAATAAGACAGCTTGTAAGAAAAGAAAATATGGTGTTGGTAATAATAAATCAGTTCCCATTTTGGGAGGTTTAACAATTCTACTTTCTGAACCAAGATTATATTTTTTAGATGTCAATGGTCAGAGGTTAGAGATATCAACTAAACAGTTACAAATGCCTATGTTATTCCAGGAGGCATGTATGGAGCAGTTAAACTATATGCCTGCTATGCACAAGAAAGAAGATTGGCACGATGAAGTCAATGCTCTTATGTCCCAGGCAACTGTTATAGAGGTTGATGAACTTTTGACATACAGAGGTCAGTTCAAGGAGTTATTAGAAATATATTGTACAAGTAGAATTAGAGCACGAGCACCCGAAGAAATGGTATTGGGTAAGCCGTGGACAGAAAACGATTTAACATATTTTACGATGAAGGGTTTACAGGAGTTTTTAAAACAGAGAGGTTTTAATTACTTTAACAGAGGCCAGATACAAGAGCGCTTAAAAGAATTAAATGGCGGCCAAAATTGTAATGGATTTTACAAATTAAAAGATGACGATTCTGGTAGATGGTCAAATATAAGAGTTTGGTGGGTACCAGAGTTTGATGACGAGGAAATTGAATTAACAGTTAATAAGAAGGAGGATGATGATGTCCCGTTTTAACTTTGAAGAAGATCAGCTTTTGAAGCTGTCGGATATTAAGGATAAACTTAATGTCTCTTACAGCACTTTATACAGATGGATAGATGATGGGTCTTTTCCCAAGCCACTTGTATTTGGTAAAGGCGAAAAGAACGCAACAACACGTTGGGTTAGAAAAGAAGTTGAAGAATGGTTTAACAACAGACCAAGAGAAAAATAATGATTAAAGAAACATTGATCTTTGGGCCACCAGGTTGTGGTAAGACATACACTTTAATCGATATAGTTCGTAAACATCTTGAGAATAATGGGAACCCAGAGAGAATAGGTTTTGTATCATTCTCTAAGAAGTCTGTTATGGAGGCAAGAGATAGGATATCAAAAGATCTAACACCTAAACAGATACCCTGGTTTAGAACTTTGCATTCAATTGGTTATCAGTGGCTTGGTATGAAAGATGAAAACATGATGACAAAGTATGATTTTAACAAGCTAGGTCAGGAATTAGGTTTAAACTTTGATAATAATACAGCGACTTCAATGAGTGATGGTTTGATTACAAGTTCATTTAACAAGGGCAATAAGTATCTTGAGGTTATTGGACGAGCTACTATGCGTAAGATATCTTTAGCTGAACAGTATAATGATGTGAGAGATTATGGTCTAAGTTTTTCTTTTTTAAAAAAGGTAGACGAAACATACAAAGATTATAAACAGCAGAACAACAAATATGACTTTACAGATATGATTGATTTATTTGTAAAGGGTGGCAGTTCTCCAGAGTTAGAACTTCTAATTGTTGATGAAGCGCAGGATCTTACACCATTGCAGTGGGATCAAGTTACATTGATGAAGAATCATTCCCAGGAGGTTTGGTATGCAGGGGACGATGATCAATGTATTCATCGATGGAATGGTGTTGATGTTGGTAACTTTATACATGCTTGTCCTGATAGGCAGATACTTGGTCAAAGTTATAGAGTTCCCTCCAGTGTCCATGCCCTTGCAAATAAGATATCAAAGAAGATCCAGGTTCGACAGCCAAAATTGTGGGAACCAACAGATAATAAAGGAAACATAGAGTATCACATGGATTGGAGAGAACCAAACATAGATGAAGGCTCCTGGACAATCATGGCAAGAACAAATCGCCTTGTATCAGGTATAGCGGAATCATTACGAGAGGACGGATACCTATTCAATCGATATGGTGTTCCGAGTATTGATGAAAATATTCTAACTAATATGTCTCTATGGGGACAGCTTATTAGTGATGAACCAGTGCCTATTACAGATATTAAAAAATTATACAAGATGTTGCCGAAAAAAGGTAACAATCCAATGGTTAAGTGGGGTGTCAGTAAACAGTTTGATTATTTAGAAGATGATTTGTTCTTTACATACGATCAATTAGTTAAAGACTATGGTTTACTTGCATCTAAGGACATGGATGTTTATAATGTTTTAAATGTTTCTTCAGACAATAAAACCTACATGAAAAGTTTAGAAAGAAGAGGTGAGATGTTTGAGAAACCAAGAATAAACGTATCAACCATTCATGCAATGAAAGGTGGGGAGGATGACAATATAATGCTACTGACAGAATCTTATCCTGCTGCAACTACTGACGAAAAACTGTTTGACGATGAGCATCGAGTTTTTTACACGGGAGTTACAAGGACACGTCATAACCTTCATATCATTGAAACATCCTCTAAATTTAAGTATGAACTATGATTAGTGGAGAAATAGAAAACGCAAACTCAAGAGTTATAAGTCTTGGTGCAGGTGTACAAAGTTCTGTTATGGCGCTAATGGCTGCAAAGGGAGAACTAACACCCATGCCAGAGGCTGCTATTTTTGCTGACACACAATGGGAACCAAAGGATGTATATGAACATCTTGATTGGTTGGAAAAGCAATTACCTTTTCCCGTATACAGAGTATCAGAAGGTAACATAAAGGAACATGCTGTAGCGGGTAAAAACAAAAGAGGAACAAACTTTGTAACAATGCCCTTCTTTACAAAGTATGGAATTGGTAGAAGACAATGCACCAATGATTATAAACTAGAGCCTATAAGAAAAAAGATTCGTGATGTTATGGGTTTAAAACCTAGGCAAAGAGCAAAGGATCTTGTTTGTGAATCATGGATTGGTATTAGTTTAGATGAGATGCAGAGGATTAAAGATTCAAGAGACTATTATATAAAGCATCGATGGCCTTTGATTGAGAAGAGAATGAATCGAAGAGATTGTTTAAAATGGTTTGATACATATTACCCTGGAAGAAAGTTAGCTAAGTCTGCTTGTATTGGATGTCCATATCATAGCAATGATCTCTGGAGAGATATGCGAAACAATGACCCAGAAAGTTTTCAAGAAGCTATTGAGTTTGACAAACAGATTAGAAAAGCAAATCAAAAAGATTTAGATCAATATGTCCATCAAACACTCAAGCCTCTCGATGAAGTTGACTTTGATACGTTAGAGGACAAGGGACAGCTTTCTTTTCTAGATGAGTGTGATGGGATGTGTGGAGTATGAAGAGAGAACAAGTTCTAGACAAAGCAAAAACATTAATTAGTGGTGATAGGGCAAAGGATTATGGTGATGCTTACCTTAACCATAAAAGAATAGCTGATCTCTGGAGTCCTATTTTAAATAAGGACATTACAGTTGAACAAGTATACACATGCATGATTGCAGTTAAACTATCAAGACTAATTGAGACTCCCGACCACGAAGACTCCTGGATAGATATCTGTGGTTATGCAGCTCTAGGAGGAGAGAAGAATGAGAAAGCAGAATAGCACTATAAGTTTCATAGAACGCATAGAAATGGATCTATTGGAAATCGAATGGTACCCTCCCTCTATCTTTCCAGACCTAACAGATTGTAAATACATAGCCGTTGATCTTGAAACATGTGATCCAAATCTTATGACACTCGGTCCAGGGTGGGTAAGGAATGATGGGTTTATTGTTGGCATTGCGGTGGCTGCGGGAGACTTCTCTGGATATTATCCTATAAAACATAAAGGCGGTGGTAATCTACCCTTTGATAAAGTTATGTCCTGGATCAAGGAACAGATGGCTACACCAAATGTAGCGAAGGTTATGCACAACGCAACATATGATTTAGGTTGGCTCCATTGGGCAGGGATCAAGGTTCAAGGTAAGATAATCGATACGATGGTAGCTGCGCCTTTGATTGATGAGAACAAATTCTCCTATGCACTGACAAATCTGGGACGTGAATATATTGATATGCGCAAAGATGAAAAGATTCTTCGTGCGGCAGCTAAGGATTGGGGGATCGATCCTAAGAAAGATATGTGGAAACTACCTTCAAAGTATGTAGGAACATATGCCGAACAAGATGCAGTGATGACTTTGAAGCTATGGCAGAGATTTGAGACTGAACTATCACGGCAGGAATTGACAAACATATTTGAGTTAGAACAAAAACTAACACCGCTGTTGATGGATATGAGAATCAAAGGTGTGCGTGTTGACGTTGATAAAGCTGAACAAACTAAAGTTAAACTAGGTAAAATGAAAGATGCGCTTATAAACGAGATTAAAAGCGATACAGGCATAACTATCTCACCCTGGGTAGCATCAAGCCTAGCAAAGATATTTGACCATTACAATGTCCCCTACGGGCGAACAGATAACAATGATCAGCCGTCTTTTACAAAAGCTTTTCTACAAACATGTCAACATCCGATTGCCGCAAAGATTTTAAGATTAAGAGAAGTTGATAAGGCAGACAGTACGTTTATTGAAAGCATCCTACGGCATGAGAACAAAGGCAGAATACATTGTGAGTTTCATCCCCTTCGTTCAGACGATGGCGGTACACTTACGGGACGTTTCTCATCTTCAAACCCAAATCTACAGCAGATACCTGCAAGGGATCCAGAGATAAAAGCTTTGATTCGGGGATTGTTTATACCAGAAGAAGGACAGAAGTGGGGAAGCTTTGATTATTCAAGTCAGGAACCAAGACTGCTTGTTCATTATTGTGCAAGTATCAAGGATCAACACCCTTTTGTTGATGAACTTGTCAAGCAGTATCACGAAGAAGATGCAGACTTTCATCAGATGGTGGCTGATATGGCAGGCATAGGTAGAAAACAGGCTAAGACTGTGAACTTAGGTATCATGTATGGTATGGGTAAGGCAAAGTTAGCAAACACATTAGATATTACAGTAGAAGAAGCAACAGATCTTCTAGATAACTATCACAGAAAGGTACCTTTTGTTAAAGGTCTGGCAGATTTTGTATCAACTAGAGCATCTAAGTACGGCCAGATAAGAACAATACTTGGTAGGAAGTGTAGGTTTGATATGTGGGAGCCACGTTCTTTTGGTTATAAGAAGCCTATGAAAAAAGAGGATGCTGAAAAAGAATATGGTCCAGGTATACGAAGGGCATTTACATACAAAGCATTGAACAGATTGATACAAGGCAGTGCAGCAGACCAGACAAAGAAAGCTATGGTTGATTGTTACGAAGAAGGATTTATTCCAATGCTCACTGTTCACGATGAATTATGCTTTGGTATAGAGTCCGAGGAGCAGGCATC